TATAAAGGTTCTAGCGCATTTGATGCCGGCCTGTTCTACTGCCCATATGTACCGCTGCAGATGGTCCGCGCAGTTGGCGAGAATACATTCCAGCCAAAAATCGGCTTTAAAACGCGTTATGGTGTTGTTGCTAACCCATTCGCTACTACAGCCGCTGATGGTACGATTGCATTCGCTAACAAAAATATCTACTACAGACTGGTTGGCGTATCTAACCTTATGTAAGGATAAAAAGAGTGGGGTTAACCCACCACAGATCAAGCCGGGACTTTGTGTCCCGGCTTTTTTTGTATCCTGGATAGATAAATAAAGGATGAGCGCAAAACAACCTACTAACATGAATTACCTATCACCTCTTGGTTTTAGGTTCCTACTTGATAGGACTCCAACTACTGAATACTTTATTCAGTCTGCTTCTATCCCTTCGATTACTCTAGGTGAGTATACTCAAGAGAACCCATTTGTAAATATTCCTGTACCAGGCTCAAAATTACGCTTTGAGCCTGTTGACTTTTCTTTCAGAGTAGACGAGGATATGAAGAATTATATGGAATTATATGAGTGGTTGTCTGGCCTTGGATTCCCAGAGTCGTTTCAACAATATTCTAACTTTGTTACTGCATCCCGTAATTCCAGACCAGCTGGTGCAAGTGGTAAAGAGTCTGCTGAGGATCAATACAGTGATGGTACATTGATGATTATGACAAGCTCACAAAATCCTAATGTACGGATCAACTTTAGAAGTATGATCCCTATTTCCCTCTCTGCTCTGACGTTTGACACCAGAGCAAGCGATGTAGATTACCTTGAAGCACAGGTTACATTTGCTTATACATTTTATGAGATAGAGAAAATCTAAAGGACCCCCTACATGACAGTTTTGGTAACAGGCGCTAGCGGCTTCATTGGCTCACGTTTATGCGAACGGTTGAAAGAACAAGGTACTGCTTTCTATGGTATTGATCTAAAGACAGGTCAAGATATTAATGACTTTGACTTTGATTCGTTTGGTAAGAACATTGTATTTAAAGCAGTTATCCATCTAGCTGCAAAGGTCAGTGTACATGAATCAAAAAAGAATCCTGATCCATTTTGGGAAACAAATGTAGAGGGATCTAAGAAAGTATTTGAGTGGGCACAAAGAAAGAACTGTAGAATCATTGCAGCTAGCTCGTCAAATGCTAAGTGGTGGTATCTCAATCCATATGCTACATCAAAGGCCGTGATGGAACAAGTAGCGCCCTCTGACGCCGCTCTATTACGTTTCTACAACGTATATTCTACCGATATTCGCCAGGACCTCCTTCTTGGAAAGATCAAACGAGGAGAGGTCAAATACAAAACTGATCACTATAGAGATATGATTCACGTCGATGAGGTATGTCAAGTTATCGAAAGACTTCTCGAATCTAACTACAAAGATGTTAATGGTGTCATTGATGTTGGCACAGGTCACACACAATCTATCAAAGAACTTATTGAATCCTGCGACGTTGATGTACCATTAAAGAAAGTACAAGGTGAAGCACAAGTTACACAAGCCGATACAACTCGACTAAATGAAGAGTTGAACTTTTACCCAAAAAGCAATATAATGAAGGACTTACCGGCATTGCTTAAGGGTGAACAAGTTGAATATTGAGCAGATAGTAGCAGAGTGGGCTGAAGACTGTAAGTTAGATGATACTGAGTTAGACTCAGAGTCATTGAACGTCCCATATTTGCATGCAAAGTATCTAAAGCATCTAGCTGATACTCGGATCAGAATGCGTGCATCTATCATAAAGAAAAAAGAACTTTGGAGTCAGTTATCAGATTACTACCGAGGTGATCTGAATAATCCTGAAGACCTTGAACGAATTGGCCGTGAGCCGTGGCCAAAGACTGTATTGAAAAACGATCTGCCGCAGTATGTAGAAGCTGATGCAGAGATGATGAAACTAAACTCTAGAATAGCTATAGCAGAAGAAACTGTTGGTGTACTAGAGGAGATATTGAAAGCAATTAACAATCGAGGCTTCGCTATCAAGAATGCTATTGATTGGAGAAAGCTAACTAACTTTGCTGAATGAGAGACTTAGCACAAAAGATTGATGATGTAATCATCGCCAGAAAGAAAGACGAAGTATTCCTTGAGCTGTTTGCAGACCAAGGATTGCTGCGTGAGCTATCTGATTACTTTACATTTGAAGTACCAGGTGCAAAGTTCATGCCTCAGTATCGTAACAAAGTATGGGATGGTAAGATCCGTTTGTTCAATAACAAAAACCATACCTTGTATTATGGTCTGATACATCACGTTGCTAAGTTTTGTCAAGAGCGTCAGTATATGTTGAAGCTAGATAACAACATCGAAGCTGCAGACAACTGGTCGTTGGTAGATACTAAAAACTTTGAGAAGGAGCTACAGCTTCCATTTAAAGCTAGAGATTATCAGAGAGAAGCATTTACATATGCTGTACGGAATCGTAGAGGCGTTTTGGTCTCTCCAACAGCATCAGGTAAATCACTGATTATCTACATGCTTGCACAGCATTTTGCGATAAAACCTGGCGGTAAGATTCTAATTATTGTGCCTACAACTTCTCTAGTTTATCAAATGGCAAAGGATTTCAAAGACTATGGTTTTGATCAAGATTGCCATTGCATAACTGCAGGTGTAGATAAGGATGCTACAGAACAGGTAACAATCTCAACATGGCAGTCTATCTACAAGATGCCTAAGAGTTATTTCAAGCAGTTTGACTGTGTTGTAGGTGATGAAGCTCATTTATTTAAAGCTAAGTCGTTGACTTCTATCATGACAAAGCTGACATTATGTAAATATAGATTTGGTTTAACTGGTACATTAGATGGAGCACAAACACATAAATTAGTACTAGAGGGTCTGTTTGGTCCCGTGAAGCAAGTGGTCAAAACTAAAGAACTTATAGATAAAAAACAACTTGCTGACTTCAATATCAAAGCTATTGTACTCAAACATCCAGACGAATCATGCAAGGCTTTGAAGGATGCAAAATATCAAGATGAAGTTGACTGGATAGTTCGCAATGAGGAAAGAAATAAGTTCCTCGCGAACCTTGCTTTGTCTTTAGAAGGCAACACCTTAATGCTTTTCCAGTTTGTCGAGAAGCATGGTAAAGTCTTAGAACAAATGATCAGGGAGCGTGCTGAAGAAGGTCGTAAGATTTTCTATGTACATGGAGGAACCGATGCCGATACAAGAGAAAGTGTACGTGCCATCACCGAAGAAGAAGACAACGCAATTATTGTTGCTAGCTATGGTACTTTTAGTACTGGGATCAACATTAAGCGCCTGCACAACATCGTCTTTACCAGTCCAACCAAAAGTAGAATCCGAACCCTCCAGTCCATCGGTAGAGGACTCCGTAAAGGAGGAGGAGACGAAGCCAAAGGCATCGAAGCCAAACAACAAGCTACGCTCTTTGATATTGCAGATGATATTACGTGGAAAACCAGAGCAAACTACACGTTGAAACATTTCGCAGAACGGATTAAGATATACAATGATGAGAAATTCAACTATAAGATTTACAAGGTAAAGCTCAATGCTGAAACTAATACGATTTACTAGTGGCGAACAAATAGTTGCTGAAGTTGACATGGAATCTATAGTTGACCATGAGGCAAGAGTCAGAGTATTTGAAACATACAAAGTAATACAAGAACGTGGTAAGTATGGAATTCAAACAAGTCTAGTAAACTGGATGCCTATGAGAGAGAAGAAAGGTATGTGGGTTGCTACAAGGGATATCTCTACTATGGTAGATATCAACGATGACACTAGAGAAATGATCGAACAATTTCGAGCAGATGAAGTAGAATATGAACAAGCAAATCAAGTAATCAAGGAGGCTCTCAGAGGACGTGAAATGGATGATGCAGACATGGAAGAACTCTATGACTACGTTATGAATTATGCGAACACTGAGCATGAGATACATTAATGGCTAGATCCAAAAAACCTAAGAAGTATTATGTAAACAATAAAGAGTTTCTCGAGGCTATGATTAAGTATCGAGACTCAGTAACAGAAGCAGAAGCAGCAGGTAAAGATAGACCTCGAGTTCCTAACTATATTGGAACTTGTATTATGAAGATTGCAACCCATCTATCTCATAAGCCTAACTTTATCAACTATACGTTTCGTGAAGATATGATTAACGATGGTATTGAAAATTGCTTGCAGTATATTGATAACTTCAATCCAGATAAGTCAAACAATCCCTTTGCATACTTCACACAGATTATCTACTTTGCATTTCTACGTAGAATTGAGAAAGAGAAAAAGAACTTATACATCAAGTATAAGTTGACAGAGAATGCTAATATCTTTGGTCTGACTGATGCACCTGGTGGTGACAATACTAGTAAAGGTGATAGCTCTGTTAAGTATGGTGAATGGTCACAGGAATATATGGATCAGTTCATACAGTCGTTTGAAGAAAATAAACGTAAGAAGCGCCAACCAAAGAAAGTCGCTAAGAAGTGAAAATTGCATTAATTACTGATACGCATTGGGGTGCTCGTAATGATTCCCGCGCGTTCCATGATCACATCAAGAAGTTTTATGATAACGTGTTCTTTCCATATTTAGAAGAACATAAGTTAGACACAGTAATTCATCTAGGTGATGTAGTGGAGCGTCGTAAGTTTATTAACTTCCAGATTGCGAAGCATTTCCGTGAGAACTTTGTAGAGCAGTTGGAACGTATCGGTGCAAAGTTGCATGTGATTGTAGGCAACCATGATGTCTACTATAAGAACACTAATGAGGTCAACAGTATGGATGAGCTTCTTGGTTCATCTACACACGATGTGGAAATTTACACGGAAGGCCAAGAAGTAGAGTTTGATGGTACAAAGATTCTACTAATGCCTTGGATCAACAATCAAAACTATAAGCAGAGCATGGAGTTGCTAAATACTACTACAGCTCAGGTCGTTATGGGTCATTTTGAAATCGCTGGATTCGAAATGTACAAAGGCGTACCAAATGCTCATGGAATGGACTATAGTATTTTTAATCGGTTTGACAGTGTGCTTAGCGGCCACTTTCACACACGTTCTAAACGAGAAAATATCCAATACCTCGGAACTCCTTACGAGATTACCTGGTCGGATTATGACGACCCTCGCGGTTTCCACATATTTGATACTGATACTCGGGAGCTTGAGTTTATTGTTAACCCATATAGATTATTTCATAAGCTCAAGTACAGCGATGATGGAAAGTCTATTGAACAGATAACTGACTTGGACTATATGTATTATGCTGACTCATATGTCAAGGTAATCGTATCCGAAAAAACTAATCCCTATGCTTTCGATCTCATGATGGATAAGCTAGACAAAGTCAACCCGATCCACGTGTCGGTAGTTGACGACCATCAACATATGGACAAACTCGAAGATGATGATATTATGAGTGAGACAGAAGATACATTAACAATTCTGCGTCACTATGTTGACTCTTTAGAGTTTGGAGGGGATAATGATAAACTAAATAAACTAATGACTGAATTATATAATGACGCTCTTAATATGGAGGTATCATGAGCTGGACTATCTACACTAAAAACAACTGTCCTTTTTGCGTCAAGGCAAAGGAATATTTTAAGATTCAAGGTATTGAGTACATTGAGAAGAACATCGAAGAAGATGTTAGCTTGAAAGAAGAGTTGCTAAAGACAGTGCCTAATGCACGCACTGTTCCACAGATCTTTCACGACGACTTTTGTGTTGGCGGATTTGATAAACTGGAAGCGTATTATACAGCCTTGACGATGTAACCATGATTCATTTTGAAGCAGTACGGTGGAAGAACTTTCTTTCCACTGGCAATGTATGGACTGAAGTACAGTTCAACAGATCACCAACTACACTTATTGTTGGAGACAATGGTGCAGGTAAGAGCACTATCTTAGATGCACTGTGCTTTGGTTTGTTCGGTAAAGCATTCCGTAAAATTAACAAACAACAACTCGTTAACTCTATTAACGGTAAAGGTGCTGCTGTAGAGGTTGAGTTTCGTATTGGTTCACAACAGTATAAAATCTATCGTGAGATTAAGAAGTATGGATCTAGTCCATTCGAAATCTTCATGAACGATAAGTTAATTAACCAACCGGGTTCTGCTAGAGACTATCAAGCATACCTAGAAGAAGCTATCTTAAAAGTCAACTACACAGCTTTCACACAGATTGTTATTCTTGGTAATGCATCGTTTACACCTTTCATGCAGCTACCATCTAACCAACGTAGAGAGATTATCGAGGAGTTGTTGGATATCAAAATCTTCTCAGCAATGAATCTTATCTTGAAAGAACGACAGGATTCAAACAAAGACCTAGTCTCAGAGAATAAACATAACAATCAGCTAGCTACAGAGAAGTTAGACATCTATAAAGCTAACATTAAAAAAGCAGATGCTGATAAGAAAAATAAGCTGGATCAGATAAATCAACGTATAACTGAGTCGGAGGCAAAGATAAATGTTCACGAGACAGTCGTCGCAGATTTACTCAACCAGATCGAAGTTGACATCGCTTCAATTTCAGATGAAGAAACGATTGTTCAGAGACTTGATAAGATCGGCAGGCTCGAGTCAACGCTTGAAGATAAGATTAGACGGGTTAAGAAAGAAAAGGCTTTCTTTGAATCCAATGCCGTATGTCCCACATGCGATCAAGATATTTCAGACGAAGTACGAACGAATCGTATGGATGTGGCCGAAAACAGTATATCCGAAACACAGGCAGGACTTACCAAACTCGAATCGGAGTACACTAAAGCTAAGGTCCGCCAAGACGAGATTACTGCGGTCCAAGAGTCCGTCCGTGTTGCGCAGATCGAAGTAGCAAAACAGCAAAGTGAAATCTCAGCCCAACGTAACTTTGTTAAGGGGTTAGAATTAGATCTACAGCAGGCTAAAGAAGAAACTGCTGAGGAGGATGATAACTCTGTACAGATTAAAACTCTAGAAACTGCAATCAAGAAGCTAGAGAAACAACAAGAAAAACTGCAGAACGAGAAGCACCTGCTAGAGACTGCTTCCAACCTGTTGAAGGATAAAGGTATCAAGGCACGTATCATTAACCAATATGTGCCAGTCATCAACAAGCTGGTAAACAAATATCTTGCAGCGATGGACTTCTTTGTCAACTTTGAACTGAATGAGAACTTTGAGGAAGTGATTAAGTCGAGGCATCGAGACGAATTCTCCTACTCTTCATTCTCTGAAGGTGAGAAGATGCGTATCGACTTAGCATTACTGTTCACGTGGAGATCAGTTGCTAAGATGAAGAATAGCGTCAACACTAACCTCCTCATCTTAGATGAAGTGTTTGATGCATCTTTGGATACGGGTGGATGTGATGAGTTCCTAAAAATCATTGACCAGCTTGGTGATGGAACGAACGTATTCGTTATTAGCCACAAAGGAGACATCCTGCAAGACAAGTTTAGATCTATGATTAAGTTCGAGAAGCATAAGGACTTTAGTAGGATTGCAGCGTAATGTATAAACTCGATGACATTCTTACACTTCATGTAGAGTTGACAAACAACTGTCAAGCAGCATGTCCTATGTGTGATAGAACTCATCGAGAGCTTACAACAAGAAACATTACTTTTGATCAATTTAAAGAATGGTTTCCTAAGTCGTTTATTAGACAATTAAAATTGCTGATAGTATGTGGTAACTATGGAGATGCTATCACATCTGATCATTTGTTAGATATTGTCAAAGGTGTTCGTAAAGTTAATCCTAAAATAAAAATAGAACTTCATACCAATGCAAGTGGTAGAAATGCAGAATGGTGGAAAGAATTAGCTAAGTTTAATGTTGAAGTAGTATTTGCAATTGATGGATTGTCTGATACACATGCTATCTATAGAGTAAACACAGACTTTAATAAAATTATAAAAAATGCCTCCACCTTTATTCAGGCAGGTGGATACGCTAGATGGCATATGTTGGTTTTCGAACATAATGAACATCAAATTGAATCTGCAAAACTTTATTCTAAACAATTAGGTTTTAAAGAATTCAAAGTAAAGTATACGAGTAGATTCAAGAATGGTGATTTTGAAAACCTAAAACCTGGATCTGGTCCAATTATGCAACGTACAAAATGTATGGCTCAGAATGATAAATCAGTATATGTTGACGTAGATGGTAATTTATTTCCATGCTGTTATACGGCATATAAAGATGTAATGAATGAACTTAATTATCCCAATCTAAAGAATAAGTCTATGGAAGAATCTTTCGAAACTGAATATTTTAACGACATAGCTTTAGGTTGGTATACATCACCACTTACGAAATGTAAGGAGATATGTGGTTATGGATAAAGTGTATACAATCGAAAAAGATGGTTGGCTGTTTGGAGTAGTAAAGATACTTAACTTCTCTATGATGGATTCATGGGAAATCAAAGCAGCAAACGGTGAGAAGCTCGAGTATGCAGGAGGTCCATACCTTTCAGAACAAGAAGCTATAGATGATGTAGAAGCAGCAATGGAAAGATTTTTAAATAATGACTGAGTTAGTATCAAGAACGGATCCTATCCTTAGAAAGGTAGCACAGGAATTTGACTTTAATAATCCTCAAATGGATCCCGAGGAGTTATCAGTCCTGCTTCAGACAAAAATGATTCAGGAGAATGGTGTTGGTCTCTCTGCAGTACAAATAGGTATAGACCTATCAGTATTTTGTATCGGCCATCGATCACAGCCCGATGAAATTATGACAGTTTTTAATCCAAAAATTGTTGACTATTCAGTCGATATGGAAGAAGCTGATGAAGGTTGTTTGAGCTTCCCTGGCTACTTTATGCCAGTTCTTCGATCGAAGGAAATCAGATGTAGGTTTAGTAGATCTGATGGAACAACTGACACAATCAAGTTGGATGGCTTTCAAGCAAGAGTATTTCAGCATGAATACGACCATTGTATTGGTAAGACATTTCAGCAACGAGTCTCTCGTCGTGTATGGGAGAGAGCAGGTAAGAAAGCAAAAATTTTACTAAGGAAGGTGAAACGTGGAGAAGTCACGGCCTAGAGCTGTATTCAGCCCTAACGATTTTGAAGTAATAAAAAAAGCTCTTTCAGTCTATAATCATAACTATGGTAATAGCCTCAGCAAAGAAGAGCAAACTGCAATCGCATCATTAATGCATAGATTAGGAAGATTAGATAATGGTAAATAAAGATCCAGGCAAACGTCATTTTTATATTAGTTTGGTTAAGTCAGGTGTACGAATTGCAGCTGGAGCTGCACTTATTACTGGTTCATTTGTGAAGGCTGGTGTTCTGTTGATTGTTGCAGAACTGCTGGGCGTAGCTGAAGAACTATGACTTTTGCAGACTTTTTAGGGTTGACCTTTTTTGTAGGCATAGCTATTATAGGGTTAGTCGTACTTGAAAATCGAGAGTGAGAATGAGTAAAGAGTATTTCTATAGTGAGATATTTCATTCCGTGCAAGGTGAAGGCCACTATACAGGTGAGCCTACAGCATGGTTGAGATTCTTTCTATGTAACTTACAGTGCAATGGATTTGGCCAGAAAGACCCTACTGACGAATCAACATACAAACTTCCATACCAAGATATCAATGTTGAAGACTATGAGACTATGGAAGACCTTCCTGTGTTTGAGTTTGGTTGTGATAGCTCTTACAGTTGGTCTAAGAAGTTCAAAGGATTGCAGCGTAAGGGTACTGTAGAGGTTATTGCAGATCGTATCCGCCAGGATATGGTTAGTGCTCACAATCCTAAGGGTCTATTTAACTTTGGTGATACTAAACAGCATATGTGTTTTACTGGAGGCGAGCCGTTGATGGCTCATGCACAGATGGCGACTATTGGTATCCAAGATGTATTTGAAGCTGAGGGTGATGCACCTACTTCTACTACATATGAGACTAACGGAACTCAGAAGTTAGGTCAACCATTTATAGATTGGTATGAAGGATATATTGACCGTGGCAATGAGCTGTTCTTTAGCTGCTCTCCTAAGCTATGGTCGGTTGCAGGTGAGAAGACAGAAAAGGCTATTCGTCCTGAGTTAGTTGCAGAGTATCGTAAGCTATCTCCTAATGGTCAATTGAAGTTTGTTATCAATGGTACGAAAGAATCCTGGTGGGAGTTAGATGACACAATCCGGAAGTTCCGTGATGTAGGTGTCGATTGGCCTATCTGGATCATGCCAGTAGGTGCTACTATTGAAGGTCAAGAAATCTGTGCAGCAGATGTTGCTACAGAAGCGTTTAAGCGAGGTTATAATGTTAGCGCGAGAGTCCACACGTATATTTGGGGAAATGCCATTGGTGTCTAAAGTCCATAAGATGTCATGGGATCAGTTTGATGAATTTGCTTTAGATCTACATGGTGAGATCACAAACGATCCATTTATTCCTAGCTGTATTGTAGGTTTGGCACGAGGTGGTCTTCCACTTGCTGTGACTTTATCACATAAGTTCAATGTTCCATTACACGCTGTTACATTCCAGACACGAGATGGAAAACAGCAAGACAACTTTGTATGTCCAGAGAATGCTTTGGTAGTAGATGATATTAACGATAGTGGCGAAACACTACATAAGTTTATGTTCCAGCAACATCACTCAGTTCGTACAGCAGTGTTGATTAATAAACCAAAATCAGTGTATGATGTAGATTACTTTGCATGGGATTCATCATACGACCATGATGTTTGGTTCCAATTTCCTTGGGAGGGTTAATGTTTTATAGTACGAAGACATACGGTAACGACAGGGGTTTGTCCTGTGCATTTAGACAGTGGAGAGCAACACATTCTCATTGTAGTTTGATTCATGGATATTCACTTGGTATCAAGTTAGTCTTCTCTAGTGAAACATTGGATGACCGTAACTGGGTTATGGACTTTGGTGGTCTAAAGATGTTTAAAGAATGGACTGAGCATATGTTTGATCACACGTTGTGTGTAGCGTTCGATGATCCAGAGCTTGAGTTCTTTGAAAGGATGAACGAGATTGGCGGTGGTTATAATAACCAAGGCCTTATTGACTTACGTATTGTTCCTGGCGTAGGTTGTGAAATGTTTGCAAAGATGTGCTACGATGAGATGAGTAACATCTTGGACAAACTCAGGGACAATGCACATGGACGTTATCCAGTACCAGCTGGAGTCCGTTTAGTTAGCGCAGAAGTTTTTGAGCATGATGCAAATAGCGCTATCTACGAAGGCCAGAAATAGATAAGTATTATATCACCAAGAACGAGGAGTAAACTATAATGGCAAAGAACAACCCAGAGCTGGGTAGACTAGTAAACAAATACCTTGACGAAAAAGGTATTAACACCCCTGTCACAGAACTTGTTAAGGAAGACCGTGAGGTTAAACTTGCGAAGATAGCAGAGCTGACTAAAGAGACGCTCGAAGTACTCGGCTTGGATCTGACAGATGACTCGCTAGAAGAAACACCAATGCGTGTTGCTAAGATGTACGTAGATGAGATCTTCTCTGGTCTACGCTACGATACTTTCCCTAAGTGTACAACTGTTGAAAATAAATTTTGCCATGGTGACGAGTTCGTCCTAGAGAAGAATATTACATTATACTCTGACTGTGAACACCACCTAAGACCTATTATTGGTCAAGCACACATCGCATACATTCCAGGAGAGAAGGTTCTTGGTTTGTCAAAATTGAATCGTATTACTCAGTATTTTGCACAGCGTCCGCAAGTGCAAGAGCGTCTGACTCAGCAGATTGCAGAGTCGATTGCTTTTATTACTGACTCACAAGATGTGATGGTTGTTGTTGAAGCTGTCCATACCTGCGTATCGCAACGTGGCATCAAAGATACACAATCATCAACCGTAACTGCATGTTGCCTTGGCCAGTTTGGCGAGCATCACTCGGAACTTCGTAAAGAAGTTATGGCCAATATCAATCGATAACATGCTACGTAATCAGGGGGCCCATCTCACTCCTCTCTCACTCAATGTGGCCCCCTGAACCTTTTTGGAGTTTATATTATGCGAGAATCTTATGAGGCTTCTTTGAAGCGAATGAATAGAGAATATCAAGAAGAAAAACGTTTTACAAAGGCGCAGAAGTTGATCTGGGTAACCTTTCGGAAAGAAGGTATCCACAAGTACCCTGGTGCACCAGAGGGTGTGGAGTTTTTAAAGTATCCACATCGTCATATATTCCACTTCCGTGTGGCCATCCAAGTATTCCACGACGACCGAGAGCTTGAGTTTATCTTATTTAAACGTGAACTTGAAGCACTATATGCAGATGAAACTTTACAACTAGATTTCAAATCATGTGAAATGATGGCAGAGGATTTGGCTAAATACATTATCGCACAATATCCTAATCGTTTCCTAGAGATTGAAGTCTCCGAGGATG